CTTAAATGATAGTCTCTCGTTGCCTTGTAGTGGCGCACCAGTTATAATATTACTAGAATCTACAATCACCATAGATCCTGTAAGAGCACTAACCTCTATATCTTCGAAAATATTTAACTCTATGATCGTACCCATTCTCACAGGTAATATTTCACCAGTTGCTGTAATTATTTCTACTTGACCTTTAGATAAATTGTAATCGCCAGGAAAACGGAGACTTTCTTTTGGCATGATATTATTCTTTCATTAACTGTTCAAATTCTTCTACAAATTGATTTAAATATCTTCTATCTAATAATCTAATTTGTCTTAATTGATTTTGTTTTCTTTCTTCGTACTCTCTATTTGTGATTGTTGTTGCGTTTTCTGTATCTGAATTGACCTCTAGCATATGTGAATCATCGCTTGATGATGTAGGTCCACTTGTTTGTGCTAATTCATAATGATGTACTGCATCCTCACTACCTGCACCATATTTGTCTGTTAAAAACAATTGAAACTGAGGATCAGTCAACGGCCATTGATAATATCTATCAGTAATATTATTCACTAGTAATACTACCCAATGTAATTCTGCGTCATCATAATATTTAAATGCGACATCTTCAGGATTCTCACCATACTTAACGTCATACTTATCGAATATAACTAGACCGTCCTTAACTGCGTTTCTAACTTTTACTCGTTTAATTATCTCTGTAACAAGTTTATAGTTTTTGTCGCCTTTAACATCATATGCCATTAAAGGAAAATAGTTAAAATAACTCATTAAAATCCTTCGTTAATATGATCTTTTGTAATCAATTCTGTTTCTAGAAACTGTAAATCCATAGTTATTACTACAGGCGAACCATCAGCATGACTTTTCACACCATTTGGTGTAAAGTTTGTAGTTACATTTTGTAATACGCAAGTCGCTATCTTTGGATAATGTGTGTTTTCATTTGCAACACCATCCTCTGCTTGATACATATAATGAATATCAAACTCTGAAGGTAAACCTAAGAACATATTATGATCGTTTCTGTGTTCAGGTGCTGAGTGAAATCTAAACATTTGTATAATCTTTTGAACATCATTCTTCTCATCTTCATTTTTAGGTGCAAATTTAAAACTGTAATTAAATGTTCTTAATTGTGGACCACCATACAATACTTCTAAATAAGGGTTTGCTGATCTACCAAATATCTTATTTGCTAATTCGTAACCACCCTCTGCAGCTGTAAATGTTTCTATTAAAGCAGATCCACTTTGTTTTAGTGCTTCTTCAAAAACACCACTCAACGAACTTAATGCTGTGCCAGAAGCTGCCATCATATCTTTTTGTCTAAACTGATCTAAAAATTTACCTCCTGACGCCAACATGAAACCTAAAAAACCAGTTTCAGTCGCATTGTAAGAGTTAGCATAACTATCTGTTACATTAGGTGGTAGATATATCGCAATAGAATCGGTAACTCTTGATGTAAGTCTATTACCCAAACTGTTAGATAAAAATCCCTCTCTATTTTGTTTGTTTCTAGATAGTTTTATTAAATCAGTTTCACTCATAGTGCCTCTCAATTTGCTGAACTCATCTGAATAACTCGGCTTACTAGTGTTACCACTTGTTGTATATTCTGTACCTTGAGGTGATACCAATTCACCTTGTTTGTAAATGTCCTCTGATTCTGTAAACACATTGACACCACCGACATCAACACCACCTGGTCCTTTGTAATTGAATTTTGTTTTATTTTGAACATTAATATAGAACAACATATAATGACCATTTGTGCCATCATTGACTATATCACGAGGATATGATATACTAGAAAAATGTAAAGGATCATTATCTAATCTAGATGTAGGACTACGATCTGCTAATTCAATCGCTGACTTTCTTAATATAGGTGTGTTTGACCCAGGTGCATCGGCACCCACATAACTTTGACCACCAAATATGTTAGTCTTTAGATTATTTAATGCTGAAAATATATTACTCATTGTTTCTTTTATGTTTACCTAATAAATACTTTTATAACTATTTATATCAATATGTCAGAAAGATCACAGAAATACAAAGGTAAATACAAACCTCAAAACCCAAAGAAATACATGGGTGATAGTAATAATATCATCTATCGTTCTATGTGGGAGAGAAGGTGTATGAAATACTTTGATAATAACCCAGGTATATTACAATGGGCAAGTGAAGAAATAGCGATACCTTACTATGATACCTTATCTAAAAAGGTGCGTAGATACTTTCCTGACTTTCTTATCAAAGTTAAAACTGCTGAAGGCGATCTCAAAACACATCTAATCGAAGTCAAACCATCAAAAGATTTATCACCACCCGCCTCTGTTCAAGGTAAGAAACGATCTACTGTATTATATGAAATGAAAACTTATCAAATGAATCGTGATAAGTTTGCGTCTGCTCGTAGATGGTGTAATCAAAGAGGTATTACTTTTGATATATGGACTGAAAAACATTTACAACAAAGAGGTTAACTCATCTTTGCTTTTTTATCTCCCATAAGCACAGCTGTCATAAAATCGTTAGAGACATTAAACCCGCCAGGAAAACTATTTATATTTGATAAATTAGTTGTATTAATATTACCACTACCAACAACTAAATTATCTGGAGCTCCAGCAGATTTGCCTGAGCCCTCAGTAGGCGTCATAGACATTATTTGTCCTAATCTATTCGTAACAGGAGGTATTTCATAATCAATGCCTATATCAGATAATATTGCTTGTTTTTCTGCTTCAACTTGTGCTATCAATGCTGCTCTTTGATTAATAATTCCTATCATTGTGTTTATAGCATTTTCTTGTAACGCACTTCTTTCATCTTTAGGTATCGAATATAATTCAGCAAGTCTACCCTCTGCTGCTGTCTTTGATGCTCTTAAATTTTCTAACTGATTATCAACATTCATTGTTAATCTTTCACCCTGTTGTACTCTTGCTGCTTCTATCTTTTCGGGTGTTAATTCTTCTAACATTTTATTATATTCGTTTATTTTTTTCTGCCTTCTTTGAACAGCAAAACTATCTTCCTTAAAACCTCTCTCTAATAAATCTGCTATTTTTGCCTCTTCTGATTCTATCGCTTGATTTATTCTAACAGGATCTAATTCAAATGCTGTTGCTTCGCCTGTAAAGAATTTTCTAATATTATCAAGTATATCTGTAAAAAATAAATCTATTTTATCAATAGTTTCATTTATAGTATCACTAAATCTATCCATCATCGCCTTTATCTTATCACTTCCATAAGAACCTGAAATTGCACCTATAATACCACCAATAGCGATTCCTAGTAATCCTCCAGCAATTATACCTGCAGGACCTGCTGGTGCACCAAGAATAGCAAACTTTGCACCTAATGCCATACCGCCTAATGCACCTGTGCCTCCGACTAAGAATGCTTGTTTAAGAGCGTTCATGAAACCACCTTCATCATTACCGCCAAAGAAGTTAGATAAGAATGATTTTATCTCAAATTCATTATTGTTTTCTTTTAATGTTTCTTCTAAAGAATTACTAAAATTCTTAAAAGTAGTAGTTATACCATATGCTAATAGAGAAACAATACCACCTGTTGCTAAAAGAGGACTTAATCCTGCACCTGCAGGTAAAGGTCCTATGAAAGATGGACCTATGCTAAATATTCTTTGTATAGCAGCACTACCAAGTAGTGCTTTTGCTGCTGTTGTTATGAAAGTTGTACCAAGTAAGAGACCACCAAATGCTAATAAAACATCGCCAAGAAAATTGCCTATAACATTTACTGCTTTTTCTTTTAAATCATCCTTTAAAAATCCAAGTTCTTCTTCATCTAATTTACCATCACCTGTAGTGATTGTTTGACCAGTTGCTGAATCATAGACAATTGTTCCTTGAGTATCAAATTGCATAATATAATCATTAATTGCTGTGTATATACTTTTAACGAATGCTATTGATGCTGAAATTCCTTCAAGTAATTTTGATACACCTTCTTGAAGTTCAGTAAAAAGCTCTTTACCTTTTGTCTTTAAATCTTCTGCTGCTTGTCCTATTTTTTCACTTAGTTTATTATCAGCAATAGCCTGAAGTATACCTGCAAGACCACCTTGTATTTGAGGTCCAAAAAGTTTGAGACCAAGTAGACCTGCTACCGCTAGTAATACTTTACCAAAGGTGCCTATACCACCTTGAAAAGGATTTAAACCTTTTAATCGATCTAAGAAACTAGGACCAGTATCATCATCTTCAGGTATAGGTGGTGCGTCTGTTTCGCCAGAAGCAATTGCTTCATCTCTTTGTTGAGCAGGCGTACCCATAAGTAGTTCATTTGTTCTTGCTGTGTTTTGTGCAATCGTAAGTAAACTATCTCTCATATCTACGAACATTTCTCTAATACTATCCATAGGCGACATTGGTTGTACTGTTGCACTACCACCAGTACCAGTATTTGCAAGCATATTACTTGATGATACAACTAAATCTGTGCCTGTTGATATTTTAGGAAATTGTTCTGCACCAAACATTACTTTTTACCTTTACTTGTTCCTGCGTACAACCCAAACCACGCTGCCCCAGCACCAACAACAATTGATACTAGTCCAGATTGTGCCATAGTTGGATCATCTAATCCCATAAACCATATTGTTACTTTATAAAGTAAATATATGTAAGTTGAAATAAACACTCTAGGAAATATTCTCCATTGGTCTACTGCTCTAGCAAGGTCTATTAAACCTTGATATCTATTTTTGCTAGAATCGACAGTAGATGTATCTATCTCTAACTCTAGATTTACTTTTTTAGTCTCAGTCATTTATCTTCTCTCCGCTTCTCTTTGTTTTTGTTTTTCGTTTTCTTCTTTAATATAGGTTACTAACATATCTATATATATTTCCCTCTCCCAAGGTATCATATTTTCTAAATCACTCAAAGAGTAATTATGATGTTGCATTAGAGAAAAATTAGTGCTATAATAATTCTCTAAGTTATCATGTGAGAGGGCTAGCCGAAAAAATCGTTTAGTCCTGTCAGTACAACTTCACCACTCTTTTTAGTTTTAGGATTCTTTACCTTAACTGTATGTTTTAGTTTTGGCATAGTATCAAAAAACTTTTGAAGTTCTTTAAACTGTTTTGTATTTAACTGTTCAACAAACTCAATTAACTCTTTTTTAGTCTGATCTTTTGCTTGATAGACTTTTTCACCATTCTTTTCGTATATCTGTAATATACAAACACTAATAACATCTAACATATTACTAGCATTAACATTTTGTATACCAGTTTCAGTAAATGAATCAATAGTAGGATATGTCATAATCATACCCATATCATCTGTTAATTCAATCTTATTAGTATGTCCTTCTTCAACTTGTACTTGAACCTCACTTAAATTAATCTCTGTATCAACATAAGTCTTTTTGTCATCAGGACATAATAACTTTAACTTAGAAATTTCACCTACTGATTTTGCTCGTATATTTAAAAATATATACTCAATATCGAACATAGGCATAGTTCCTAAATCTATTTTGCCAAAAGTACATTCAGATACAATATCTTTTACTGCCTGAATGATGTCTGCATTTTTTCCAGATTCTAATGCCATCAATAAAATCTTTTCTTCTTTTACTAGAAACGGACGATATTTTATTTTCTCGTCTGTACTAGGTACTTCCAACTCATAAGTCGGAGTATTCAGTTTTGGTAGTGCCATAATTTATTCTCCTTTATTATATAAAATTATGTATATTAGAAAAACGGTGGGAATAGTTTCCCCTTAAATAGTCTTCCTATTGGTACTTGATTTTTGGCTGAATTAAATACTTCACGACCTGCCCTTTGTAATTCAGGTGGTAGTTTGCCAAATAATCCTGTGTCTGGTTGTTTAATATCATGTTGCGTTTGGGTAGACGTCCCAAAAGTCATGCCTGCAATTTTATCAGTTGCAAGATTGTGCCATTGTTTATATTGAAATCCTACTGTAACTCTTACTATTTGATTACTAGAACCGTAATTATATTCAATTGCACTAACTGTCTCAGGATAACACTCTATTGCTTCTATACCATAAGTTGGTACATCTCTATCACCTTCACCGTCAAGTGATCCTAATTGTAAAATCTGTATTGACCCAACATAATCATCATAATATCCTGCCTTATGATTGACCATATCTACTGCAGCTTTTTGCCACATCTCAAAAAAGTGTCTTTCTCTTAGATACTTATCTCCATAAAAAGTAGCACCTATTGTTCCTGTAAAACCATGTCCTGTAACCATTTGTCTAGGTGGACCAAAATGATCTATTGTTTCTGATTGTAAATCATGGGCAGGCATTTGTATAGATTCACACATTATATTGATTTGTTCGCCCATTTGTTTAGATAATTGTTGTAGTTTTACAGCACCTTTATCTGGCGATTGCACTGGTTGTAGTCCTGCAGCTTTCACTAATCCTGGATCTACTTGACCTTCACGATAACCAACTTTTGATGAAGCAATTTGTAGTTGTTGTAAGTTTGTTGGTAAGTTTATTCTAACAGCAAATCTTGCTGGTCTAGCAAAACCCTCTGCTCTTGCCATCATAGCACGGAAACGACCTATCGTAGTCTCTGGATTTGCTCTAGTATAGTTTGCAGGATAATCTATTCTATCATAAGACCTATCTCTAGGAAAACCTACTCTTATGTCAAAAGGTCCTACTCGTTTGCCTGCTCTAAAAATTGCCATTACTTTCCTTGTGCGTTATATGCCTTATAAGTTCTTCTTTTATGTTTGTTCATAGATGAAGTTTTGATCTTACCTCTACCGATTGTAGTTCTCTTAGGTGCGTTTTCACGATATACATTTTCAGTTTGTTTCGCTCTTGCCATTAGTATGGTTGTCCTTTCTCAAATCTTGCGACTGGTAAAAATATTGCGATTGCCATTTCATCTGCTGGTATATTTAAAAATGATGTTCTCACTTGACTAAACAAATATCTTTTGATAGTTTTCTTAAAATATCTACCTGATAATTCGCCAATATTATATCTCGTATTCTTGTCATAGTTTTTATCTGTAGCAAATCTTGACAGTTGTCTTAAAAAATTAACTCTTGCACCAGGTTGTAGATAGTGAAAGTTGATACCATAGAAACCACCTTTTGCAGGTTCAATGGGAAAGATCAAAGGAAATCTATCATACAAAGGTAAGAACTGTTTTAGTTTAGGGTCATAACCAAAAAGATTCATTACGCCATACTTTGGTCTTATTGTTGCTTTTCCTTGATTTATCAATGCACGAGCACCAGGTGTGGTCATTGACTGCACCTGTTTTTTGTACCAGTCATATGATTTAGGACCTGTTGTTGTGTCTAGTATCTTATCAAATACTGTCTTTGCCATGCTACTATTTATATGGGTTTATAGATAGTAATTAACTCTTCCTTACCTTTGACTTTGATTTTATCTACTTCAATTGACTTGATATTCTTTAGTTTTTCTTGTGTATATGACGGATACAATAAAGGCGTTACTTTACCGTTTTCATCTTTGTAATTTCTAGTTTGTGCTTCTAATCTTGCAGCTAAATTTACTGCGTCACCGATCACAGAATAATCTAATCGCATTTCACTACCCATGTTACCTACAATACAAGTGCCAGTATTGACACCTGAACCTATATTGATATCAGGTAAACCTTTTTCTTTAAATTCTGTTTTGATTTTATCTGTTTCTTCGGCACATTCGATAGCAGTTTTGACTGCCATCTCAGCATGATTCTCACAATCAAGTGGTGCATTCCAAAATGCCATAATACAGTCGCCCATATACTTGTCTATTGTACCACCATTCTTTAATACTATTTTTGACATACGATTTAGATAGTCATTGATAACTTCTACAAGACCTTCTGGATCATCATTATTTTTATAGTACTCTGAAATAGGTGTAAATCCTACAATATCCATAAACAAGAATGACATCTCTTTTCTTTCGCCACCTAATTTTAGTTTCTCTGGATTCTTGACTAAGATTGCAACTTGTCTAGGGTCTAGATACTTCTCAAACTGTTTTCGTATTTGTTGTTTTAGTTTAAATTCTAATATAAATCTTAAAAATGTAGAATGAAAAGCAACTAATAAAAATGTTAGCAATACCCATGTAAAATCTACTAATACTAAACTTTGTTTAAAAAATAAATCTGTATAAACTGGTAAACCAATTGATACAAAAAAGATAACAGCAGCTATCAAACCATAACCAAAGTATCTTGCAACAATAATCATAACAAAACCTAATACAAATGCAACAATTAATTCTATAAGTGAATCAAACCTTTTGATTGTTTCGCCATCTAGTATTGTTTGTAGTGAATTAGCAGATATGACATAATCATATTGTTCACCTGTTGGTGTCGCAACTATACTAGATAATCCCTCTGCTGTCAAGGCAATAATTACAGTAGTTCCTGCAGCCTCAGAAAAGTCTTGACTAGAAGCAGATATTGTGTTAAACTCTTTGTTCCACCTTAACCATATTCTTGCGTTTGCGTCTGTGTTGATAGTATCATAACCTGGCACTCTCATAGCAGTTACACCAAACTCATCTGCTTTTACTTGATAACTAGGATCACCTACTGCAACTCTGATAGTTTCAATTGACATATTAGGATAAACTTCATCACCTATCTTCATTAATAAAGGCACTCGTCTTACAACACCATCAACTTCAGGTGCTGTATTAATTACACCTACACCATTTGTACAGCCTGCAAGTTTTGGTAATGGGCCCACCATACCAGGCCACTCATATAAAAATGCAAGTGGATCACCTATCTTTGCAACACCTCTAGGCACAGGATTAGATGTTCTATTTTGTACTGTGCCCGTTTGTGCTATAACTGTGCCGTATGTTAGTGTCTCACAAAAATAATCATCTTGACCAAATCTATCTTCTTCACTAAACAATATGGGCATAACAATAATACCTGTCTCTGCTTGTCGTAAGTTTATAATTAAGTCTGCTATTTTATCTCTAGGCCAAGGCCATTGACCATACTTTTCTATTGCAGCTTCGTCTATTGTTATGATTGTAATATCTTGTGAAGGCGACTTATCTTCATTTGCTAAAAGAATATCAAATGATTTTAATCTTAAAACTTCTTTGACCCATGGATCTTGTAGACCAATATAAGTCATAATAAACAGCGTGATGAACGCTGTCATCCAGTGTGTAAAATATTTCATACTAATTTTGATTAATTGTCATACTGCAAGAAGTATGACCGCACCAGAAAGAGCCACTATAACTTTTATTATTACCTGTTTGATTGAAATACATTGATGAACCATCACTTGTTCTACCATCAACATCAATATCAAGTGTATTGTTATTACCTATTTGATCGATATCAATAATAAAATTATCCATACTTATGATATCAAAATCAATATCATTATCTTGACCATCTTGAACAGAATTAAATGTGCCACCATCTGTTTGATTATCGATTGTAAAATTTAAATCATTACCTTCAGCATATGCACTTACAAATAAAACAACAACTAATACGGATATTAGTATCATATTTTCTTTAATTACTCTAATTATATTGTTGAATATTGATCTCATTTTCTTGTCCTAATAGTTCAAAATCATACATTTCAAACTCTCCTTGTATTATATTTAGTATATATCCATACTCTTGATCTAATCTTAACTCAATATATGCACCTGAAGCGTCCTCTCTTATCCATACCCATTGTGGTTCTTCATCTAATATAATGACACCTGTTTCAGGATTCTTACCTAAAAATATACCATCTATTGACCTTCTTTCTTCTTGTTTATCAAACTCATTTCTCATTTGCTCTGCAAGTTCTTCGTTGATTTGTTTGAGTATGTCTGCCAAAAAGTTTTGTTGTAAAAAATCTATATCTAAACCTGTTACATATAAGTTTTCTTCTTCTTCAAGATAATCTTTATCTAAATCATCAATCTGTAAAAAGTCTATATCTAATGCGTCTGCAACTGCTTTAATTTTTTTCACATAGTTTTCATCTTCTATCTCTTTTGGTTTAGATATAATAAGCATATTGTTTATCATCC